CCACTGTGCCACGGCCCAAAAGACGATTAGGAACAGTATCATCTTGATAAGCCAAGACGGGTCTGTCCTTCATCATGTAAGGATTTGCCTCTGCTTTTAGCAATAAACCATCGTTGGCAATGACCACAATGGCCTCAACCATGTCTGTATAGTCTTCAGCCGCTGAATTTTCAGGAAATAACTCAACAACTTCTTTGCTTTCTTTGAGGTTTTCCAAGTATTCACGAGGAACCAAGCCGTAATATGTCAGCAAAAGCACCTTTTCGTCCTGGTACTGGCTAACCTCTTGGGTAGGCTCTAAATCAGTGTCTTCGTAGGTGGGCGTTATGTCTACTTTGCGGTAGATTCCACGCTCAATGCCTTCAACAATCTTGTGAATCGAGATGTATTTCTCAATTGCCACGCCCATGCAGTCATCAATGGATGTGCCATTAGGGTCAAAAAGGAAGTTTTTTGGGTTTACAGGTGAAATCTTGACCGCAATTCGGTCTTTTTCCACAACCCCAATAGCCGCCTGACCCATTTGGCCTGGAATTGGCTGTGTAGAGGGCACATACTGTTTTTCAGTCTTGACGATGATCTCGCCAATGCCTGTGCCGTAGATTTCTGCCATCAACTCAATCTGGTCAATGGATTTTCTGATCTTGTCTCGCTTGAAATCTTCCATTAACTGGGCTTTGATGATGCCCACATCAATGGGATTGTTGTTCACATCCCGAATATCGTCTTGAATATCAAAGAACTCACCTTGCCCAAAGATAGCTTCCATGATCTCAGCATGGCGGGTTTCTACGGCTTGTTGGGTGGCAGGAGTTACGATGCGTGAACGCTCAGATTCACGGGTTTTATCTTCGGATGCCCACTGGCCTCGGAAGATTCGCTCATATTCAAGCCAATCGGGGAGGAAATTGGTGTCTCGGTAGTCGCGCCAGCGTTGGCAATGGTCAACAACAAAATCAGTCAGTTCTTTGTCTGCCTCTGTCGGCTCGTAGAACTCGTTTTGCTCTAGCTTTTCTTGCTTATTTGTTGCCATTAAACCCCCGATATGATGTCTACAGGCTCCCATTCATCATCTTCTTCGCCCTCAAAGTAAGATGTGACCGCCAGTTGGTCAATATAACTCAGGGCATCGGGTAGATCGTCATGTACGCCATTGGCAGGAAACATCAAGAGTTGATCGGTAAATACATCCCAATCTTCTTCAGAGTTCAGCACAATTCGCCCATGCTCAAACCGCCCTTGGAGGCTCCAGATAATCCTGTCAGCCTTTTTCCTGTTGCCATGCGTTAGGTCAACTATGTGCGAATATACATTATTTTTCCGCATCAAGTCACTGAGATAGGGCAAAACAGCGTTTTTCAGTGCCCCACGCTCAATTCCTACCGAAATTGGCCTGTAATCCCGCATTTTCATCAAGATTTTAGCGGCAGTCTCCCGAATGTCCCACCTCCCGTGGTCAATCTCTTTGACAAACCACTTGCCATCATCAGTGACTTTGACCACCGCAATAGCCGATTCATCTAGCCTTTTCTTCGTGTTAGCAGCTTGTTTAGCCACTTCTTCAAACCCTGCCAAGTCGATTGCAATGAAGTAACTACCATACTCAGGTTCCACGCCATATTTGATCCATTCCTCTCTAAAAACATCGCTTCCAGCATTGTCAAACGATGCCATGTATTCCTGCTTGAAGGCAAAAGAACTCAGGGTTTTTTTGGCAGCTTCAATCTCCCCTGGGTCTATCAATGGGTTGTCTTTGGTGGTGAAATGCCAGGATTTCCAATCAGGGTCATCATCGGTCTGCCCTAGTTTGAACAGGTCATAGAACCAGTTGCGCCCCTTTGGAGTGCCGATGAATATGGCTCTGCCCTTTTTGTCTGACAAAGAAGCCCTGATAACTTGTTCCCAGGCTTCAGGCTTAATGTCCGCAACCTCGTCTAGTACCGCATAGGTCAAAGATACACCACGCAAGGTATCAGGTCTATCAGCACCACGAACATAAATCTTTGCGCCATTGATGGTGGTTATATCCATGTTGTTGATGTGGCTCGACTGAATCACATCACGCCCAATCTCCATCAAAACATCCCAGATAATTTGCCGCGCCTGTCCATTGGTGGGAGCCACATATAGAACTGCACTTCCTGCTGGGCAACGCAATGCTTCGATGATGAGTGTGGTTGCCGCTAGTCTTGACTTCCCACAACGCCTACCAGCCGCCACAACCTTAAACCTTGTTTTGTCAGCAAAGACAGTCTGTTGCCAAGGCAGGAGCGCAAAGTTAAGGTCAGACATTTTTGGGTTCTATATCTTCAGCTTCTACTGTATTGTCACCAATGGTCACGCCACCAATGCCACTGATTGTGATGTTGACAGCAGAACGCTGTTTGCCTTCTTTCTCAAACAAGCTGACAGGAAGCATCCTATCCATACACAGTTTGAGCATAGCGGCTTGGGCAGGGTGTTCGTCATTCATGGCAATCTCAATTGCTTTGTGAACAACATTGGAACCTGCACTGTTTATCAGGAGGTCTTTGAGTTCTTTGATGCGCTGAACTTCAGTCTTGGGTAGAAGTGCAGTTGGCCTATCGGCATAGGTAGTCATGGTGAACTTCTTGTTCACAGACCCCTTGGGCCGCCCTTTTTTCTTCAGGTTGTTTGGCAGTGCATCAATCACATTCATACTTTACCCAGTTAAGGAAGTAGTATAGGTTGTTGGTGGCCCTAAGCGGCTCCAGGCGCTGGTACATCCTAACGGGCAAGCCCTCTCACTGTGCTTAAGTACCTTGCTTTCACCAACACGGCTGGGGACTGAGAAGCCTGCACAGTGCAAGGCGGGAATTACCCGTTTTGACTTTCCCTCGCACCCTCGGAATCGAACCAAGCAGTCCCCATGCGTCTTGGCGCTCGAAATGTAACTTACTTTGTTTTGTTTGACAAGTGGGGTAAACCCTTATACAATCTCACCATCTGTTCGCGCCAGATCAAGCCTTTTAGAAGTGGTACAGCCCTGGGGATACTCAGGGGCGCGACTGTATCACCCCTAAAGGGCTTTTTTCATGGAAATCGAACTTACGCCAGAAGAACAAGCAACGAAACGCAGGATCACAAACCTTAAGGTGGCAATCCACCATTGGAAAGGCAGTATTTCAGACGCTGCGCTTGGTTTGGCAGTGGAGAAGAAAGGTCTTACAAATCAACTGTCTATTAGAAAACAAAAGCGCAAGGAACGAAAGAAGGCTCAAAAGACTTTAAATTCGTTTGACAAGGGTTTTCTTTTCTAATACATTGTCAACAAATGGGTGTCGGTACAGCTACCCGACTCAACAGAGGGCGAACCTGCAAACCCCTGTTATGACCGCAGAGAAGCTAAGTAGAGAACTTAGAGTAAGCCTAGAAGTAGGCTCTCCCTGTGGCAGACACCCAAGCAGCTATCTGCTAACTTTTTAAGCACCTGACATACCTCGGGTAGCCACTCCGTGCCCAAATGAAACTTGTCATCCAGCTAAAGACAAGACTACCCTAAGCCCAAGCTAACTCCTTTCCTTACCAAAGTCCAAGGTAAACCTAGGTAAAAAAGGTAAATTGGCTTTTGGTGTACGGGGGGAGCACCACAAAATTCTCTCACCACCAACCACCCCCTCCCCCCCCTACAATGTTGCACCACTACAACACAGGGTAAACCCTTAAGGGTAAACGAGTAAGGGAAAACCCTAATAGGGTAAGTCCTAATGTGGAAAACCCTGAGAGTTAATTAACCGACCGGTCGGTCGGGTTATGCATAAATTGCATAATTACTTTTAGTTGTAAGGCTTAGATAAAAAAGTCATAAGCACCATCTTTGGGGTACTTGCAAAACTAATCAACCTACCTAACCAAATCTCTCGATAGTCAATCCCTAACAACATCAAGCCATTGATAGATTTATCCTATTTAGTACATTATGCTTCATAGGGAAAGTACTAATATAAATAATGGGTGGAATTAGGGTTTGTCCCTATATCAATCCCTGGCTGGGCGCGTTATATTTACATCACTAGGCAAGCAAACCTAGTGATTCAATCAATCTTTTTAATAGGTGTCACATGAATATTCTCAAATTGAACTATTTCACCGATCCGGGCCATGGCTGGGTGTCGATCAAGCGTAAAACCTTGATTGATTTAGGGATCGACAATCAAATAAGCACTTACTCTTATATGCGCGGATCAAGCGCCTATCTTGAAGAGGATTGTGATTTAGGTTTACTTTATCGCGTTTGTGATTCTAAGGGGATCAAAATCGACCTAGTGGCAAAACACACCAACAAGCGCAGCCCGATCCGATCATATGCGGTTTATCGCGCATAAAAACCCGTTCATTCTTTTTTAATAGGTGTCACACAATGAAAAATCCATACAAAACCATCATTAAAACCCTAAATTTGATTTACAAGCCGATCCTAGGTGAATCCAGCGCAAAAACGATCAAAGGGGAAACCATAGGTTATCTCACGGGTATCGTTTATCTCAAGCCGGATCATAAAATCTGCGCCATGGCCAAGCTGGCTGGCTGCATGGCCGGGTGTTTAGAATCGGCTGGCCGGGGTGCATTTAACAGTGTGCAAAAAGCGCGGATTGCAAAAACCCGGTTCTATTATGACAATCAACAAAGCTTTTTGTTGTCCCTGGCAGCCGATGTGTGGTCGCTGCAAAACAAGGCCAAAAAATTAGGGTTTATCCCTTTGGTGCGCCCCAATGGCACAAGCGATATCCCTTATGAGAATTTGATCGTGCATGACGGAAAAAATATTTTTCAATTGTTTCCCGATGTGCAATTTTACGACTACACAAAACATCCTAGTCGTAATTTGACGGGCAAAACACCCGGCAATTATGATTTGACCTACAGCTTTTCCGCGATAACACCCAAACCCGTATCAATCAAAGGGTTGATAAACCCGGACAATTCTAGAGTTGCTGTGGTATTCCAAAAACAAAGCGATATCCCGGATAATTTTAGGGGCTGGCCCGTGATTGACGGAGACAATACCGATGTGCGCCATATCGAGCCGAAAGCTGTAGTAGTCGCATTGTATGCAAAGGGTAAGGCAAAGCGCGATTTTTCCGGGTTTACTCAAATTAAGGGGGTTCATTATGCATAAGACTATCACAGCAAAATATCCGGGCCGGTGCGCTGTATCGGGTGCGCCCATATATCCAGGGGATACGATTAAATTCGACACAATAACCCGTAAAGCTTATTTGTGCGAGCATGACGATGCCGGGGTTTATCTGGCACAGCGCACAGCAACAAAACCGGGTTACATATCCGATGTGTTCGGTATCGGTGGCAAAGAATACTATCGCAACAAAGCCGGGCGCTGTATCGATGCGCCATGCTGTGGATGTTGCACTATTTGAGCGCATAAACTGAAACACATCCTATGGGGTGTGTTTTGGCCTATACGCTGTGTCTAGGATGTTTCCCGGCATTTTCCGGGCTTGATAGGTGTGATTATGGAAACCATCGATAAAATTGTGTCTTGGGTGTGTTGTGGGTGTTTTGTTGCCCTTTGGTTAATCATTGGATTAACGGGTTAAACCATGACACAAACCCAAGCCCTTACTAAAGCCCTTGTTTTGGCTATTCTCGCCCCTAATGACGATAAAGCGGCCCAGGCCGCATCATTGGCAGAGCAAATATCCCAAGGGTTAACCAAAACCCAAGTAAATCGATGCAAAACCCAAGCATTGAAAATCATAGGGGAAAACCATTGATTTATGCCACCCTTGCCCTAATCCTCCGCATCCTAACCCGCAAAAAATGAAAGGCTTTGAAATGAAAAAAAGAGAATATTACAATCTTTGTAGAGATATGGCTAGAAACAAAAGCGGCCTTGATTTTTTGTTTTCATGCCTAAAAAACCCATCTAATTGGATGCGCCCAATTCATTCACTTATTATTCGGGCAGCAATTCGAGACATTTATCCAAAAGCCAAAATTTAAAAGTAAGCAACCACCAACTAAGACCCGCCAAGTGCGGGTTTTTTCTTGCCTGTTTTAAGCCCTTGCAAGCCCTTGTACATAGGGTGCATTGGGTTGATCAAAAAAAGCCCCTCAAAAGCCGTTTTAAGCCCTTTGGCAAGCCTTTTTGTGGTCAATCCTCATCTTGGTTTGGCAAGGTAGTGACCAAACCCACAAACCGCAAGTCCATTTCCGGCTCAAGTCCGCAATTCCAAAAGTGCCCAGCTTGGTCGATAGCTACCAATAGTCCTTGTTTTAAGTTTCCATTTCCAATCATCTGCAAAATGGCTTTTTGCTCAGGACTAAGATTTAATGAAAACTGCGTTTTATCGCTATTTAAATTTATCCTGTTTACCATGTATTTGCTCTCGCCAGTAAAGTGCAATTAAAAGTGCTTCGGCCCTGTTCCCATCTTTTTTTCTGATTAGCTTTGCTTCGGGCCAAAAACTACGGGCTAAATCTAGGCTTTCGTTTTTATCGCTTGTTAAGTGGAAATACTTTTTCCATTTCTGAGGGCTTACCAAGTGAAAAGGGTAATTTGTTAATTCAGCCACAGCACTGATAACACCCACAGCCCTGCCAAACTGAAAACTACTGCTCACACCTTGCCCTGGCATTGAATGCACCGCCTCCATGCAAATCTCTGCACCTTCCTTTGGGTCAATGCACCTGAGAATCATGTTTTTGAAAACAAGGGGCAATATATTCTTATCCTTGTGTTCAATCATAAAAGAATCTAAATAATCGCCATTTGAATCCAATGCGCCAACTGCGCCAGATATAGAACCAGGGTCTAGCCCCAGATAAATAGTCATTGATTAACCCTCATCTTGAGTTTTGTTTGGTTTTTGGCTGGCAACAATTCCTCTGCCATCACTTCTTTGTCATCAATGACATAACTCACTCGCCCATATCTGTTCATCTTGATGCGCTTGACTTCGCCAATGAATGGGTCTTTTTTGAATGGATAAACGGGCACTCGTTGCCCAACCTTGCAATGAACCTTTTTCCAATCAATATCGTGTCTCATTCGTCACACTCGCAAAAATTCATCCAGTTATAACAGTGGACACAATATCCGGCC